TTTTCACCGTGCATACGGTGAATTATGACCACAGTATCTAGATGATACTAAGTCAAGCAAACAAAAAAAACATTGATGAGCGCAGCGATATCAATAGACTTGCGTAGCAAGTCTTGAATGCTTAGAAGAATGGCAATCCTGATTTCTTTGTTGTTTCTAAGTTGTCATTGATTAGATCATTGATAATATCGCGTTCCTGTATTCCTAGAGCCATGGCTTGATCATAGGTAAGTCCTCCTCGCATGTACCAACTGATTTTCAATGCTTCTTGTCTGACAGATTTACAATCTTTGTCCATGTTGTCTATCAACTCACTGATCTCTGCAGGGTCAGATTTCAGGAGTTGTTGCCGAAAAAACTTGCTAGATCCAGTGTGAATGGTTGATCGTATTGGTGACTGCAACTGCTACAGGTCATCTTCAACGGTTTGATGTCGCTAAATTCTCGTTGAGCAATCACATGATCTCTCAATTGATTAAATGTTTTGCTGTCACAGTTGCGTAGATAATCTAATATAAACTCGGATTCGGTTACCATGGCCACAGGAGATTTGATAGCACCAATACAGTGTCCTACTGTGTCGATAGTAGTTTCATTGATGGCCTGCATGACTTCTCGATATTTTTCCATCTTATCAGCATCTTCGACTGTGTCATTGTTAGTAACAGAATTGATTTTTTGTTGTTGTTCAAATTGAATCTGATTATTTTTATTAGCGGTATGATAGGTGATTGGGCTAAGATAAAATTCAAGATCACCAATCTGGACAGGAGTCTCGTAATCTCCTAAAGATATGCCATCATTGACTGCTCGTAGATCGATGGTTACATCATCTATTTCTTTGCATTCTGGACAAGTTGGTGAGATATTCATGCCGTGTCCGTAACTGGCTATCCTAATACCTACCAGCACAGCATTTAGATCCACTGTGGGCATGATCCAAGGATCTCTAATAGCCGGAACACAGCTCTTGATCACACTCACAGTAGCAGCACCATTAAACAGTGCATCCGGAGTTCGATAAGTGATTTCGTCTACTGAAGTCATGGGCAACACTGGTATTTCACCGTTGGGCGGCATAGCTAGTGTGCCTGGCGGGTAAAATTTGCCTTGGCTGGGCAATTTTATGTAGATAGCTGGTTGGCGAAAGTACTGGGTTAGTGGGTTGTTTGTTAGCATAAATTTCCTCGATAAATATAATTATGACAAAATCCATCACTGAAAAAAATTCAAAGGACTATCCATGACTGATCCAGTAACACCACCACAACCTGATTGGCAAGCGTTATCTGACAATATTGGCAAGTTGACAGTAGCTGTCCAAAACATGGGCAGAACTGCTGGAGATACCAGCACGAGTTTCAGCAATCTCAACTTAGGTACCGGAAAATTGTTTGGAGTTTTTGGTGGTTTAGTAGAAGCCACCACCCGGGGACAGACCGGATTGACTGTGTACAACAGTGTGCTGGACCAAAGCGCCGAAGCATTAAGCAAGGCATTGTCGGGTACTAAACTGTTTGGAGTAGGCATAGATCTAATGACCGATGCAGGCAAGGCCTATGTCAAGGTAACAGGTGCTCAAACCCAAGAGTTGATGAACGCTTATCAAGGCCTGGCCAAGGTAGGGGCCGCTGGTGAAGCAAGTCTTGAAACTGTGTATGAGGACATGCGTAAGTTTGGTGCTACTAATGCTGCTGAACTGCCAAAATTTACCAACTTAATTTCGCAGAACTCTGAGACTTTGGCTAAATTTGGCGGATCAGTTTCTCAGGGTATGAAACTGTTTGGTGACGTGGCCGCAAACATACAACAGACAGGACTACAGACTCAATTCCTGAACATGGGTATGACTGTGGACAGCATCAACGCAGGCATGGCCGGATATCTTAAAATACAGACTCAGTCCGGTGCTACCATGCAGAAAACCGGAGAGACCCAAAAGCAATATACTGATCGACTGTCTGAAGGTGCCGCTGATTATCTAAAAAATCTTGACCAACTCAGCAAACTCACAGGCAAGAGTGGAGAAGCTATACAGAAAGAGCGTGAAGAACGTTTGATGAATGAGCAGTACAGCCTGCATCAACGAGAACTACAGCAAAAAGCCGACGCTGGAGACATGGAGGCCAAGAAACAACTGGCCGAAGAAGACAAGGTATTAAGCAGTGTTTCTGGAGATGCAAGGAAAGGTTTCATGGCAGCATTTTCAGGATTTGGCATGCAGACTGAAGAAGGTCGTAAATTGGCCATGAGTGCTCCAGAAGCATTTAGGATGGCAGCAAGTGGCACAGGAGCAGAAGCAGGCAAAATATTAGACACTGCCAAGGGAGAATTTTCCAAGACCATGGACAATTTTGGTGGCGTGATGATGGCCGCCGGCAACAAATTGTTTATCAATGTGTCTGACATGCGAGGCCTGGAAAATATCAAGGGAACATACGAAGAACGACAGAAAGAAGTTCTAGCACAGCAACAGAAACAAATTGACCAAACCGGTGCGTCAGTAGCTGCCTACAATGAACTGATACAGACCCAACGCCAAACAGCTACTAATCTAAGTGACATGGGTGCCAAAGGCATTGTGCCTGTGACTGAACTGATGATAACCTTGGCCAAGGAAGGCCGGAAGCTCACAGATACATTACCAGGATCCAGATCCGAAGAAGAAAAAAACAAACCAATTCGTACACAACAAGCTGGTGGTACACAGGTGGGCAAGCCACTGGATCAGGTTCCCGAAGCAGACCGTAAAACAGCCCCCAGCGGCATGTCAAGTGAAACCGTAAAAAGAGAAGCTATCAAACAGGCTAAATCCTTTGTAGAGGAAATAGAAAAGTCATTAGCAAAGATTGGTGACGCAGCAGCAGGATCGGTACTGGATCTTGCAAGGACCTATATCAAAGGCTTAAACGCACGAAGAGATGATCAAACACCTGTAAATAACTCAAGTGCAGATGCAGATCAGCAAGCACGAGAAAGAGCCGCTGAGATAGAGCGAGAGCGTAGGAGAAGAGATGCTAACCCGGTTCCACTTGGACCTGTTTCTCTTGGCCCACAATCTCGTAATTTTACAAATCCTAACGATTATAGTAGTCAAATTAGCGCAACAAAAAATCAAGCATTTCCGAGTGCAGCCAGCATGAGGTATAAAGAAAGTGTGAATCCTGATTTGGAAAAACAGATTGCGTTCACAAGAGAGGATGCAGAACGGGTAATGGCAAAAAATGCAGCCCTTCCGGAAAAAACTACTAACGAGGAAATGGTTGCAAGCAACATCATGCTGGCCACCAAGATGGACGAACTCATTGATCTGATGCGTACCAGCAATGGTTATCAGTACAAGATCAGTCAGCAGGTGTACGCATAACAATAAATAACACACTATGGCAGAACCAAAACAAGGCTGGAAAAAATACTTCAAAGTCGCAGATTTATCTGGACAGATGAGCCCGATAGCGGGTGGAAGAGATCAGGGCTTGCCCGGATATCCAAAAAACGACGGAAGACGTACAAATCAAGCTGACACTGATTTCAGCTTTCGCAACTATGCCAGCCGACTGCCCGAAGTATACTCCGGGCATCCAAATCGTATTGAACGCTATAACCAATACGAAAACATGGATGCTGACTCAGAAGTCAACGCATGTTTAGATATTATCTCCGAGTTTTCAACTCAGCTGAACGAACAGAATGACACACCTTTTGATGTAATTTATAACGACGATCCTACAGATCATGAAGTGGATATCATCAAGAAACAGATGCAACAGTGGGTCAAACTGAACAAGCTGGATCAACGCATCTTCAAACTGTTCCGCAACACAATCAAGTACGGCGATCAGATATTTGTGCGTGACCCAGAAACATTTGAAATGTTTTGGGTAGATATGAGCAAAGTGGTGCGTGTGATCGTTAACGAAAACGAAGGCAAACGCCCGGAACAATACATCATCCGTGATATCAACCCTAACTTCCAAAACTTGACTGTGGCAGCAAAGACCACAACCGACTTCATGGTCAACCCAAGTTCGGGTGGAGCAGGCGGTATTGGCGGCAGTATGCAAGGCGGTGGTTACACAGCACCTAGTTCAGCAATGAGCGGGGTGAGTAGATTCAATCGTGCTGTGAATGAAACCTGTATTGATGCCAAGCATGTGGTGCATATGAGCCTGAACGAAGGCTTGGACACATTCTGGCCATTTGGTAAATCAATCTTGGAAAACATTTTCAAGGTATTCAAGCAGAAAGAATTGTTAGAAGATGCCATGTTGATCTACAGGGTGCAACGTGCTCCTGAGCGTAGAATGTTCAAGATTGACGTGGGAAACATGCCCAGCCACATGGCTATGGCGTTTGTGGAGCGAGTGAAAAATGAGATGCATCAACGACGTATTCCTACATATGGTGGCGGCGGCCAGAATATCATGGATAGCAGTTACAATCCACTTTCAATAAACGAAGATTTCTTCTTTCCAGTGGGTGCAGACGGTCGTGGCAGTTCAGTAGAGATGTTGCAAGGCGGTCAAAATCTTGGTGAAATTGACGATTTAAAGTATTTTAA